GCAGCCCGGGCGGACAGATCCTTGAACTGCCTGGCAGCCTCGGCCAGCTGGGCTTCCTGCCCCATGGGAGACGCATCCGACAGCCGCATGTCGTCGCGCATCTTGCGGATCGACTGGCCGAACCGCTCCAGCCGCGAGATGGTCTGTTCGATATCCCGCCGCTGCGCCTCATAGGCCGACCGCAACGCTGCCTCAGCGTCCTGCACGGCCCGCATGGCATCCTGTCCGGCCACCGTCTCGATCAGCCCAGCCATCAGCGGGAAGGCATCGGCCAGCATGTCGATCTGCGCCTGGCTCAATCCAGCCGACTGGACGATATCGGCCAGCGACAGATTGAGTTCCCGCAGCGCGGCTGAGCCATCGAGCCCCAGCGCCGCCCCATCCCGCAACCGGTCCTGATATTTGGCCTGCGCCTCGGCAATCTCGTTGAGGAAGCCGAAACCGGAAAGGTCATTGATCGAGGCAGTGAGGTCGGCGGTAAATTCGTCGCGCAGCTTGGCGATGGCGAGGCCCAGATGATCATTGATCGCCGCGGCGGCATCGCCAGCCGCCATGCCCAGCTGCTCCAGCGTCACCTGCAGGGCCGAAGCCCGGCCCTCGGCCTCGGCAACCGCCTTTTCCATCTCCGTCATTTCCAGCGCGCCGGAGAGCACGGACAGGGCATAGTCCTGCGCTGCCCGGCGAGCCCGGGCCAGATTGTCCGCCACCTCCGCCGCATTATCGAGGCTGGCCAGCTCGCCGAGCTTGTTGCCCATGAACTCGGTGTCGGCGATGAACGCCTTGAGCTCTTCGCGCAAACCGACGATCTGCTGCTGCGCCGAGACGAAAGCGCCAGCCATGCCCTGCCCGCTCGACAGGGCTTCCAGCGTGCCCTCGAAGCCGAGCCGGAAATCCTTGTCGAGCTGGAGGAAGAAGGTGTTGACCGCGCTCTGCAGACGCTTCTGCAGGGCACTATCCCCCGCCTTCATCGCCAGTTCCTGGTACTCATGGGATTTATCCCAATACTCGCGGAACGCCTTGGTCATCTCGCCGACGCCACGGCCTTCGCCGACATCGAGGAAACTGTCGATTTCGCCGCGGAGCTTGGCCAGCTTCTCCTGGGCTTCCTTGAGCGCCTTGCTGGCGCCGAAGAGCCCGCCGATGAAACCACCCAGCGCCCCGGCCACAATGCCGATCGGACCTCCGCCGATCCCCGACAGCGCGCCGCCCAGGGCGCCCATCACCGGATCCTGTGTCTGGTAGCCAATGCCCAGCCCACCAGCGGCAGAACCGAGCGCATTCATCAGCGGATTGCCATTGCCCCCACCAGCGCCGCCGAAGAGATTGGCAATGCCATCGAGCCAGCCAGTCGACGCACCCGCCTCCGTGCCGGCCTTGGCGCCCTTCTCGACAGCCTTCAACAGACCGTCCCCGCCGCCGAATAGCATGTCCATCGAGGCGGAAAGGTTGGCCTGCCCCAACTGCCCGAGGCCTGAAAACACCCGATCGATGAAGTCGTCGAAATCTTCAATCGGCTTGGAAAACAGATCGCCGAGGATCGAGCCGAGGGTCGACTGTAACTCCTTAGCCATGTTCCGGGCAGAGTCTTTGGTCTTGTCCTCGAGATTGCGCAGGCCCAGTTCGGCAGCCTTATAGAGATCGCCGATCTCGGCCTGCACCGCCTTCCGCTGAAAGTCGTCGAGGCTGGCGCCATATTTGTCGAGCGCCGCCGCCAGCTGCTCGGCTTCGCGACGGGCATATTCACCGGGAAACAGCGCCTCGGCCAGCTTGTCAGCCGTCGAGGTGAAGCTGTTGAAATCCTTCTCGGCCGCCTTCAGCGCCTTGGCCGCACCCCCGGATTTGGCAGCCGTCTGATCGAACTGGCTGTTGGTATTGGCGAGAGCCGCCGCGAGCTGATCGTTGTTCTGTGCCAGCAGCCGATCGATGTCGGCTTGTGCAGCCCCGCGCGACCGCGCCTCCTCGATGGCCTTGGCCTGATCGGCATACTGCAGCTTAACCCGGGCGAGCGCCTGCTCGCGGCCAGACAGGGCCTCGATCGAATTCTGGGCTGTCTGCGTGGCCAGCTGCTCTTCGAGCGCGGTAACGCCAGAGATGGCGTCCTTGGCCTGCTCAAGCCGTAGCGTCGTATCGGAAATCCTCTCGTTATATTCCGCTCGGTTGATGGCGCCCATGCGCAGCAGATCGCCGGCAGCACTGGTCGCCAACGTGTATTTCTCTTCGGCCTGCTGCATTTCCACCATGGCCGCCTGCGCTGCAGCGACCTTCGGGATCATGTTTCCGAGCGCCCAAAGAGCGTTGGAATAGGCGTTTGCGGCGCCTGTGGCCGTCCCATACTGTCCAGCAGCCACGACAGCGGCATCACCCGAATTCTTGACCGCCCAGGCCGCTGCCTGCGCCGCACGCTGCATATTGTCATAGGCCGAGACGAGAGCATTCAACTCGCTGATGGTCCGCGCGCCGACAGCGGCATTCCGGAACTGCTCGTCGAGCCGCTGCTGTTCGGTGCGCAGATCAACAGTTTTGCGGGTGATATCTTCGATGGCATCGGCCACGCCCGGCATGAACTGGCGCGGGTCCGAATTGCCGCGCAGTTCTTGAGCCGCAGCATTGACCTTGCGCCAGGCCCCTTCTGCACTGCGCGCGGCAACAACGTTTTCCAGCATGGCCTCGGCGATATTACGCAGCACGCTGTCCGGATTGTTCTGGACAAAGCTCTTGAGGCTGAGAGCAAGCTGATCGAGGTTCGGATTGGCCGCCATGGCCGCATCCTGAATGGCCAGGAGGGCATCACGCTGCTCGAGGGCGGCATCGCCACCTTCCATCCAGAGCGTAGTGAGCGTCTGCTGATTGGTGTTGGTAGCAAGGATCTGCACCTGCACCTTCGCCAGAGCGTCGGCGTATTCCGCCTGACGGGCGGCAGCGTCCGCATCGAGCGACAGCTGCACTTCTGCCTGAGGTAGGCGCTGCGCCTCTTCCCCGGCCAACCGAGCGGCCTCCCGCACGTTCCTATAACCGACAAGGATCTCGTCGAGCCATTTGTCGTGCGCTTCGAGTGCAGTCTCGGCTTTTTTCGCGTCGTCACCGGACGCGGTGAAAAACTGGATGGCCGCTGCGCCGAGTGCGACGAAACCGATCGTGAGCAGCGACACCGGGTTGATGATCGATACGAATGCCATGGCCAGGCCGCGCAGCGGGTTCTGCATCGTATTCAGCACGGCACTAAGCTGCGTTCCCTGCTGCAGCGCGATCATGATGGGGTTCATCCCCATTGCCGCCGTCACGCCGATATCCTGGAACTGCGCAGCGATATTGGCAGTGCTGCCCATGGCATTGTCGTTCGCGGCCGCAAGTCGGTTCATCGCCCCCGCCTGCTGATCGATTGCCCTGGCATTGCGCTGCGCCGCCTCGGCCATGCGTGCACTGGCCGAGCTCGAGCCGCGGCTCAGCCCTTGGATGGCCTGGTCGGCATTGCGCGCCGAACCGGTCAGCTTGCCCAGCGATGAGTCCGCCTTGTCCGCGCCGGTTGTATCGGCGCGGATCACGACATTGAGCAGATCCATTAGGTCACCTTTTTGGCCTTCCGGCCCTTGGCTGGCTTTTGCTGGCTCACAAAATCCGACATCAGCGCCTTGATGCCCGCGGCGTCACTGACATCGGTCTCATTGCGCAAGTCGCTGTTGCCCTTCCCGGGCAGAGCGCCGCGAAAGGTCCAGTAAGCCTCGATCAGGGCCCTGGCTTCCCACGGCTCCATCCTGGTGTCGGTAAGCCGGCAATAGGCGTCGATCTCGCTATAGGTGATCGGGTTGTCGCCCATGCCGATCTGCCGGGTCAGCAACAGATCGCTGAACCATTGCCAGACATGGGCACAATCGCCGGGAAGGGCCGGCTCGATGACCTCACCCGGCTTCAAGGCGGCCGAAACCGCTGCGTAAGCCTTGAGATCGTCGATTATGGCGTCGACGGCGCCTTCAGGAAATTTGCCCGGTCGCCGATAAAGGCGTCGATCTGTTCCGCGAGCCAGGGCAGCTTCTTATAAAGGCTGCGGGCATTATCGGGCGTGCACTGAAGTTTCTCGCCGCCAGCCTCGACGTTCTGCCATTCGACCGTCGCCAGCGCCAGGGTGCTCAGGCGCTCATCTTCGTTCTTTTCTGCCGTCACACGTTTAGGACGGAAACCTTTCTTGAGGATGTCGTTGGTCAGCTCGTTCTGGCGCCTCTTGAGCTTGTCGGAATCGAGCCCCAGAAGAGTGATGGTCACGAGCTCGCCGCCTGCAGTGCGCAGCTTTTCGCCCGTTGCCGGGTTTTCGACTTCCATCACGGCGCCCTGGTTGGCTACATCGCGAGTGTCGAGAGTAAGAAGATCCATTGGTTATTTCCTTTTGTCGGAAAGGGTGCGGGCGAGCACCGACATGCCCGCCCGCGATCACGCGTGACGACTAGTCCCGGTTGTCGGATCGGGAGGGGAGATCAGGGCGTTTCGGCAGCTGCCTCTTCGAGGATCTCGGTGTTGATCCCGAGATTGAACGTGGTCCGCACTACATTGTCGGCGTTGCCGTAATTGTCGCGGGCCGACATCACCAGCGCCCCGAAATAGTAGACGCTGTCAGTGTGGTCCTCATCGGGGGCATCGGCAGCCACAACCTTGAAAGCATATTCAAACTTGCCCTTCTCGGCGGCCCTCAGGGCAGTCTGGCCCGGGTCCAGGGGGTCGCGACCGACTGTCAGGGCCAGCGTGCCGGCATCGCGGGCGCCCTTGAGCTTGCGATTGCGGGCATCGCCGACAGCGAGGAAATTGACCGAGGCGCTTTCGTCGCCGAACTCGCCCAAAGTCTCGACTTCTCCGATCTCGACCCA